AAACACTCACTCGACAAATCGTCGGGTGTCCGTTCACGTTACGAAGGAAAACCGCTATGGCCTTCTTTCCGGAATTTAAAAGCCGGAGGCTGGGTCCGTTTCCTACGGACATCAGTTATCAGAAGCGCGCAAACGGTTTCGCATCATGGGGAGCTGTGACGAAAGTCAACAGTTTCATTGACGAGGACATCTTGTCCCAGTGTCACTCTGGCACTTGGCCGCCTTCGAGTCTTTCGAAGGCCCGTGATGACGTTGGCGGGTTCATGGACCTACATCGGTCCTGGACTACGCATCCTGAGACAAGCCTCATCGACGCCGGTTTGACCCGAGGTCGTATTGGCTTGGCTCAGATGCTGGGCTACACGTATGGCACAACTCCTGCTACGCCTGGGAGTCTCGCGACTCTTAATGCGTTCGGGACCAGTGCTATTGCGCGTTGCCTACCGACCAATCCCAACTCGTCTCTCTCTACAGCTCTTGGTGAGCTGAAGAAAGACGGGTTGCCTACCCTACCGGGATCCAGCTTCAAAGAACGAGCTGGACTTGCTCGAAGTGCAGGTCATGAATTCCTGAACATCGAGTTCGGTTGGCTCCCTCTGATTAATGACATCAGGTTATTCGCGGACTCAGTGATGAGATCCCGCGTTCTGGTTGACCAATATCTGAGGGATTCTGATCAGAAGATCAGACGTAGGTTCGTGCCACAGCCCGTGGTTCATGCAGCCAGTGTCTTCACAGGCACTGGATTGTGTTATGGGCAGAACATCTTTGCCCCGAACTCAACGGTCACTAAGACGTTGACCGAGCGGTATTGGTTTCACGGTGCCTTTCGGTACCATATACCGATGGGTGACGACTTTTACAGTCGCCTCCTTAGGTATGAAGCCTTATCCGCTAGGTTGTTCGACACCAGGCTTACGCCTGAACTGCTATGGAACCTCGCTCCGTGGTCGTGGGCCGTCGACTGGTTCACCAATATGGGTGATGTCATCCATAACATCTCCCGTCTTGGTTCCGACGGTCTGGTGATGCAGTACGGTTACGCCATGAGGCATAACAGCTCCGTGGAGTACCATCGTGGTCGGTATTCTTTCTCCGACTCGAAGGGTACGCATTCTGGCACTGTGGCCCGAGAAATCGGATCAGAGTACAAGAAGCGCGTCCGTGCTAATCCCTACGGATTTGGGATCGACGACTCTACCCTTACGGGTATTCAGCTCGCGATCCTAGCGGCCCTCGGTTTAACCCGAGGGCAACGGAACCGATAAATCTCGGTCCCTGTCATCCTACCACTAACCAGTGGTCGGGATTCTCCAAATGAAGGAGCTCCTCCTCATGGCTTACGTCGATCCCCAGGTCATTACCGTCAACGCTGTTGCGCAGTCTCTCGCCCGTGTGGCGAGCGGCACGAACAGCGGGTCCTTTCAGACCAACGACGGGAACTTCCGCCTGGATGTCGCGCACTCTTATGGTAAGAGAGCGCGGCACACCCTGGTGGTTCGGCAGCGAAAGATTGCTGCTGACCCGCTGATCTCGGCTAACAACGCCGAGTTCTGGATGACGATGCGGCTCACGTTCGACGTGCCGTCCAATCAGGGCTTCACCGTCGCTGAGCAGAAATTGCTCAACGATGGCGTCGCCGTCTGGTTGGCTGCTTCGTCGGCTAACGTGGTCACCCGCCTCCTTGGCGGCGAGAACTAAGTCGGCTGGCCGGCGGAGGCGATCAGGTAGTGCTCTGAGATTCATCGAGGTGGTGATTTTGGTCATCATCTCCTGGAGTCTCATCGCCCTGATCGTTGCCGCCACTTGGTCAGCTGCTGACGTTCTCAACGTCGGATCGACTGTCTGTGAGGCAGGACCGGAGAACCTCTAAGGAGGAGCCGGTGAAAAGCCTGACAGAGCTCTGGTATATTGCGTCCCTAGAACTGGGCGCAATGTGTCATGTGAGCACCATCCGTGATTACAAAACCGTCACGGAACGGTTCGAACACGAAGGGATGTCGTTTCTCACGATATCCCTGCCCGTTTTTGGCAAAAGCCTCGAAAAAGGCCTAGCCGACGGACATATTGGTCACGACGCCTTTCCTGGTTTTTCCAGGTGGCGGGGGCTCCCCCGATTTCTCGGAGGTTTCCTTGACCTAGTGTTCGATCGCAATACTGGTGTCCTGCTCGACGAACCTAGCGTGGATTCCATCTATGCCTTGCGTCAGCTTACGCTGATGTTCGGCAAGATCGAGCTTCCCTGCAGCGATGCAAGGAATACTCGCGCGATCGCTAAGTTCGTTGAGTGTGAGCAGGAAGTTCGCCGCAATGATCGTACCATGTCGGATGGACTCCTTTCGGAGTTTACTTCGATGGCATTGCGACTGTTTGGGGATGTCTTGGCAAGCGCAGACCTTGCGGTTTACGCTGGCACACTTACCCCCAAGCACGGTTCGGGAAAGACGGCTGATAGGCTTTCTGGGAACAGAAAGTTTTCACAGACCGAATGGACCGATCGGCTAGAGCGTGTCTTCCCTTACGGGGAGAACGCAATACCGAACTGGAGGTTTAACTACCTCTTGTCCGACGTGAACTTCCTCGAACCTGGTCAAGAGCGGCCCGTTAAGGTCACTCTTGTTCCTAAGACGCTGAAGACCCCCCGCGTGATAGCGATTGAGCCGACCTGCATGCAGTTTATGCAGCAAGCTGTCTCGGAGCGCATCATGCAGGATCTTGAATCGCCTCTTTCGACGATTCAGATTATCGGTTTCACACACCAGGAGCCTAATCAGCAAATGGCATGTGAGGGTTCTAGCTCCGGTCGTCTCGCGACGATCGATTTGAGCGAAGCCTCCGATAGAGTCTCCAATCAGCATGTACGTGCTCTCTTGAAGCATTTTCCTCACCTCTCTGAGGCGGTAGATGCGACAAGGAGTCGGAAGGCTGATGTGCCTGGCTTTGGTGTTTTACGCCTAGCCAAGTTCGCGAGTATGGGTTCAGCGCTATGTTTCCCCGTGGAGGCGATGGTTTTCGCAACCGTAGTTTTAATGGGGATCCAGAACGCGCTCAGGCACCGGTTGTCCAAGAGAGACATCCTGTCTCTTGAAGGAAGGGTGCGTGTCTATGGGGATGACATAGTCATCCCTACAGAATTCATGCAATCAGTGATCGATTCCCTCGAGTCCTTCGGTCTCGTGGTGAATCTTGACAAGTCATTCGGAACTGGGAAGTTCCGGGAGTCTTGTGGGAAGGAATACTATCACGGCACTGACGTATCCATCGTCAGGGTTCGTGCCGTGTTCCCTTCATCACTGAAGCACGCTCATGAGATGATGGCTGTCGTCTCCCTCAGAAACCGCCTGTACGAGGCGGGTCTGTGGAAGACGGCCTTCTGGTTAGATGCGGGAATCAACCGCCTTTGTGGCGGGAGATATCCCTACGTATCCAGAAGATCATCTGCGCTGGGCCGTGTGTCGTTTCTCGGTTTCGATACCGAGCGTCTTCACCCGGATACACAATCGCCTCAAGTCAAGGCGTTTGTAGAACACTCTCTTCCGCCTCCTTCATTGGCGACGGGAGAAGGTGCCCTGCTCAAGTACTTCCTTAAACGCGGCGATGAGCCATTCGCTGACAGGGAGCACAATGAACGTGCCGGGCGTCCTAAGTCCGCCACACTAAGACTTAGGTGGGCCCACTCGAGTTAATCGAGTGGGTGGGGTGAGATCCACCCCGACGGGAGTCGATGTTAACTCCTGGAAGGTACGG